AATTATAATGTTTTGATTATAGTTTACTCCACTGACTCCTCCAGATGCAATTGTTCCACCTTGAACAAGTGTGTATGGTTTGAAATCGTTTGCCGAAAAGTTCGCGAAGTTCAACGGCTTAACGGGAGACCAGTTTCCGTACTCATCGTGATACGTAACTCCAAAGCGATACACCTCGTCACGGAAATATCCTCGGTAACGATTCGTGTTCATCGGGTCTTCGTAGTCCACTAGGCGACGAATGGTCTTCGCCTCAATAATGTTGACCTCATCGTCAGCAATCCTGCGGTTAAAGTACTTGATATTTCCCGCAAGTAATCGATTGTCCTTCTCCACAATGGTCTTGACAGTTTCTACCGGCGCATCAGGCGCCGTAATCTCGTCAATGTCTAATTCGTATTCAGACTCTGTTCCCTTGTAGGTTCCGTTTAGAACTCCAGAAACACCGGGTGTCAAAGACTGCGAAATCGTGTTTACATATGCAACTTGTTGTTGAACGTACGTTCCGTCATTGTTTTTGACAACGGCAATTTCAACCTCATTGTAGTCGGTCGTTTCACCACTAGACAACGATATGCTGTAATTAATAGACCTTGGCGTTTGTAGTCCAACGGCTCCGCCGTAGTAGTTTACGGTAGTCCCCGAGGTGTACGATAGAGGAATAATCGCTACTGGGTTCGTAAACGTAGACCATTTAGTATAAGAGTCGGGAGAAGTGTTGCTGTTCTTTAGCCGATAAGCCAATTGGTATGTGCCATTAAGCAGCGTTCCGTCATTACCAAGGCTATCAATGGTCATCTTCATTGCAGAACTAGCGTCAGAGATGACGTTCAATTGCAAAGCAGAAGCATACGGCCAAACGCTGTCATCCATCTGAATCTTACGGATTGTGTTGGTGAAGTCCGTAAAGTACACCGACTTGTTCTCTCTATCTTCTGTGAAGAACGAGTCAATACTGCCCGTTGCCGTAAAGTTCAGGTCAGATGCCGTGCATATCTCATGAATTGTTCCACTTGCAAATGTTGAATCTTGAGCAAAGAAATAAATTCCGTGATAATTATTTGCACTAGCGTCTTCAACGTAAGAGTAAACCACAAAGCCGTCTCTTGGAGTTCCACTCACGACCGCTTTAGCAACCGTGTATCCAAGTATATTGACGCTTACAATGGTGTCATTTGAAGTATTTAACGTTTGCGATTGTAAAAAGAGTGAGTTTTTGATTTGATTGATGATCATCTGCTCACCAGCACCAGTCAACTCAACGTTGGTTGCATCACGGTAGGTGTCCTCCGGCTGAAAAGCCGGGGAAAAGTCCTTGTGCATACCCTTGAAGAACGCTTGACCCTCTTTCTTAATTTCCATTAATTAGGGGTTTTAGGCGTTCTCATCAATCTCTTTTGGTTGGGTAGCATCGTAAGCCACATAGCAATAGCCGCTTCAATCTCGGGCTTCTGAGGCTGATTGCGTTTAGACATAGCGTCAGCCTTCAAGGTCACCCACTGCTGGTACAACATCTGCACCTCGCTCATGGGGATTTCGTTGCGCTTCTTGTAACGCTCACGCTTGACGAACATGTATTCGATGTAAGCCACTAAAGCCCTCAAGTAGTATTCCGGCACCAAAGGGACATTGTTTGCGTCTACAGGCATAGCATAATAGCGTAGGATGACTTGGTCATAGCTATTGCTCGTTACGGTACTACTGAAAATTAAATTACTGCCTTGACGGCTAACGATGTAGTCTTTATCGTAGCTTGTCTGATCATCGTCTGGGACATTGGCCCAATAATTGGAGTCAAAGAACGGATAGGTCACATGACCACTAGCCCCTACCCGTACTGCAATGGAGTCGATGTACACGCAGTCAGTAGGAATAGCATACACGCCGCTAGAGATAGTCCCCGTTGTGTTGGTGAGATTCAAGGTCGTCAGACCGATGTCCCTAGACCCTTGGAATGCCCATTCGTAGAAGAGAACCCGATAACGGTCATTCTCCATGCCCAAGGCAATGGCTGCATTGCTGACGACTTCGTCAATGCTTACGGTGTTGTTCATTGCTCTTTAGCCTGTTCTAGGTTGGTGGATTGATACAACTCGGTCTCTCGGATGGATATACCCGCTAATTGTAGAGCCCTAAATAAAAGTTCGTTGTGGAACATCGGGTCAATCTCGGGGTTAACCAATGACCCCGACGTGCTTATCGGTCTTGGAAACACCACAACCTCAACAAGGTAGGAAGACCCGGTTGCTGGAGTAGAAGGGAAGAACTCAATCTGCCCGAGACTAGTCGTTCCGGTAGTTCCCGACGCATACGAGGAAACGGTGTAAATAGCATTCCTATTTCCCGTGATTGCCGTATTAAAGGTTCTAAGCCCTTTGTAGACGTTTGAAGCCGCAGTGATGGTCCTAACCCTCTTGGCGCTGACATAATTCGCTGTAGAGCCTGTAGCGGCTTGTACGAGGAAGTTAACCACCTTGTATACCGTTCCTGTAACTAAAGCCGTATTGACTTGTGCAAAGGTTATTTGAGTAGTGCCTGTAGTAATACCGGTAACGGTTGCTGTTCTAACAAGCGTTCCAATGCCTTGCTGAAAGGCATCCTCTCTGCTAAAATCAAGAGCATCGACATCTTTTCGGTCTTGCTTCTTGGACGGAAACAAAATCTCGTCAATAAGGCTCAATTGAGCCGTATTAAAGAAATGGTCTTTCTCCGTTGATGTGAAGTAGGGCGAACCAACTTTATCGCAAATGAGGTCAAACCTCGCACTTAACTCTGTTGCTGTCATTGGATGTTGCTATCTTTCTTTTAACAAACAATCTTACGCATAGGTTCAATGAAAAAGGGGCCGAAGCCCCTTATTCAAACCAAACGAAACTCAATTACTGCTGTGGCCTTTTAGGCTTGGTATGCTTGTTTAGGTCAGCCATCGTTAACTCCGGCTCTTGTTCTTTAGGAGCTTCTTGTGCAGAAGCCTTGGCTTCCTCCTTCTCGGAGTCCAAGAAACCAATGCGGCTCTCAATCATCTCCAAAACCTCTTTCTCGTTGACCAATTTGCCAATCGTAGAGTTTTCGTCTACTCCCAAAGTATAGCTACCAAAGCGATATACTCCATCGCCCGTGGTGATAACTCCTTTGCCGACCGCTGTGCGCACCAAGTGCCTCATACGAGCCTCCCGATTCGGGATGTTGTAAACCTTCAAGAACTGCTTAGGATTGCGCTCTGCGTAGGTTAAAACGCCTTCAAAGGCCAAAACCTCGTCCTCTTCGTCGTAGAACATTCCGCAAAGCGAAGCAACCTCCAAGAGCCTGCGTCCCTTCAACTCAGAAGCCAAGGTGAGCGCTTTAGCGTTCAACAGCTTGTCTTCAATTCGTTGCTTAGATTCAACCTCAGGCTGAAGCCTTTTAAACAATGCCGTTCCGTTAAACCACGGAGATTCGGGGTTGTTGGGGTGATTTCCAAAGAAATCCATCAACTCTTTATTGGCCTTGTGGACCAACATCGGTTCATCAATGTTGAAATGAAAACGCTTGTAGCGTGTACGTCCATCCGGAAGAATAGTCTCCGTAAGGCGATGTACAACCCCATCCAGGGTTTTGTACTCCGAAAAGTGAAAAGTGCTTCCGTTTCCTGGCTGCAGGACGAAGAACTCAAAGTCGCTTTGTTTAACTGGCATTGTTTTAGATTTATGACACTATAACACCGAACGTTCAAATTAGTTCCAAAAAGAAAACCCCCACCTTTCGGTGAGGGCTCTCTTCGTAGAACCACTGCGTTTAAGCAGCGTACAACAACCCGTGGTTATTGGCAGCACGGAGTTCCACACCAATGGATGAGTAGAAATCCACGGTGAATCCGTCCCTACCATTCGAACGAGATGCTGAAGCACCGGCCTCAGGAGAGGTGATACCCTCTTGGACCGTACGACGGAACTCGAGGCTCTGACCGAGCAAGTCTTGCTTGTAGCGCAAGTTAATCAGCGGATTGCCACGATCGTCGGTACCCATGTTCAAGAACAACATCGCTTTGTCCCAGTTGATACCAGAGGTAGCAGGGGCAGGGAACAACGCTTCGTTGGCGAATGGGTAGTACAACACGAAGTTCAGAACTTTGTCCATGAACTTGTACTTGGTGATGTTGATACCGGTCATCAAGCCTTCGTTTCCGAATACCCCGAAGCTGATACCACCATTCAAGGTGTAGTCACGCAAGGCGAACTGAGCGTCAGCGTAGGCAGAACTACCGCAAAGAACGGTGAACTCAGAGCCTTGGCTGTTCAAGCACATCAAGCGAACTTGCTCGGCAAGGTCGGTCTCAGCAATGGCTGAAGAGTAAGTGCCTACAACACCGTCAGAAATGACGCGAGGAAGAATGCCGTTACCGCCCAAGCGAGTAGTTCCGGAAAGCACAGGGTTGGTAGTGCCCGTAGTCGTCGCCTTACCAGCCAAGATGTACATCTCACGGTCCATAGCCATTTCCTGCATAGTTTCCATTTCGTTGATGTAGTAGTAAGACCATTCGCTGTCAGACTTCTTCACCCACTTCATGTTGGATCCTTGGGTAGTCGAACAAGTCACCGAACGACGCATAATGCCCATGTATTCGTTTACTTGGTTTTCTTGCCATACACGACCGGACGGGCTGTCGGAATACTCTTGCTGCAAGTTGTAGAGGTGAGCAAACTTGAGGGTACCGGTAATCGATGCACCAAAGTTTGTGCCAACTGCATTTAGCCCCAATGTCCCAGAAGCGCCGTTACCGCCACCTCCACTGGTAATACCTGTAACCACGGCATAAACGTTATTTTCAAATCGGATGACATCTCCAACAAGAAAAGAAGCTTGAGTTCCGGATGCATATGTTACCGCACCGGTAGTGTCTCCAGAAGCACCAGTTGCAGCAGATGCAGTTACCGATTGACGAAACTTGCCCTTCTCAAACCAGCTGAAGAAGTCGTTACCAGTAACGGGGTTCTTGCGACCAATGCGGTTCAGCAAAGTGGTGATGGTGTACTGAGGAAAGCGATACGTGATGTAGTCGCTAAAGTCGGGTTTTTGGATGCCTCCAAAAACGTATTGCCCATTTACATTACCGGTTTGGATAATGTTTGGGGCAGCATTGTTTGGGTTTGTTACATTAACGTAAGCCATTTTGTTTTTTAATTAAAGTTTAAAATAAAGGTTTTTCCCCTTTCATCAACCTTTCAACTTCGGATTCAACGAGAGAAAGCGCCTTTCGTGGTGTAACCTCAGCGATGTTGGTCGTCTTTGGCTTATCCACGTTAGACAAGTTTTGAATCACAGCGGCTTTTCCTGAGTTCTTGGCACTGCGTGTAGCGTACTCAAGCACCTTGTCGAACATTTCCAGCTTATAGGCGCTTTGCACCATCTTTTGGAAATCCGGTTCTCCACTAGGCTTCAGGAAGTGCTTAATCTGGAACTCAGTAGCCTTGGCTTTGTCGTTGTAGGTGGTGAGCATCTTTTCGATACTCGCCCGGTCTTGGTCTTTGACCTTGACACGATCTACACGTTCAACGCTCTTGATTGCCTGTTTCAAGTTGTCATCGTAAGCCCTTTGGCTTTGCTCTGCTTGATAAGCAATCTGTTGCTTCTGAGCATCCTGCTGCAACTTCAAGTCCTTTCGTATCCTCTTCGCGTTAAGGCGAATTTGGGTCTCGTCAAGGGAGGCCAGGTAATCATCAAGTTCCTCCTTCGAATCGAAGTCGGACTTCAGCTCATACGACAACAAATCCACATCGGGAACTGCATCGTAATCAAAGGAAGCCAAGCCCAAATAACCGAGCCAGTCTCCCCCCTGCTTCATGATTTCGTTGGCCTCTCGGATCATATCGTTGGCGAAGACGGTCTTGGTGGATTCTTTCGTTTCCTCCAATTCCTGCTTGATTTGCTTGAACTTGTCGACAAACTCCGAAGAGCTCTTTACGTCTTCAAGACCCAGCGTCTCAAACTCCGATTGGTACTTGATAACAAAATCATCCGTTATCGGTACCTCCTTGCCTTCGTCAAGGTCAATGTCGAAATTGAGGTCCTTTTCAGGGTTCTCATCAGCATTAACATTTTCAGTTGGCGTTTCGTTTGTTTCAATAGTTTCCGGCTCATCGTCTGAATCCACAGCCACATCTTGCGCCGTAGAAGCCGCGGGCTCTGCCGGTGTTTCAATCTGCGCAGGAGGCTCTTCTACAATGCCTTGCGCCCTTAGAGCGGCTTGTTCGTTCTCGTCACCACCGGGCATACCGGTAGATGCGTTGCCCTCCAGCTTCTGAAGAGCCAACAATTCTAAATCTTCCATAAGTTTTTATTGGTTTTTTTGTTCTTTCAATGCCTCTAAAATGAGGTTGAAGTTCTGTTCCTGCTCTTTTTTGAGCATGTCAAGCTGAGTTTGTTGTTCCATAGTTCGATTCTTTAACTCTTCTCTTAACATCTGAAGTTGACCTTTGTTCTCGGACCTGGCTCTGTCCACCTGAATCTGCTTCTCCGTATCACCCAAAATCTGCTGTTGTACAGCTTGTTGCTGCATCATCATCTGTTGCTCTTGGGATTGCTGTGCTTGAGCCATCTTCCTATCCGTCAACGCCAAGAACTTCTTCACGCTTTCCTTCGTGTCAGGGTTAAACAGCAGCACCATCGCTTCAGCAATGCTTAGGCTGTTGGCCTGTACGGCAGCGCTGACAAGTTGTTCGAACTTCTGACGGTTGTTCATAATGTCGTCCGAATTGACTTTTACGAAGATGCCGTAGTCCTGCAAAGGAACATCCTCGTCCACCTCCATAATGTCAACACCAATCTCCGAGACAATAGGCTCGTATTGGTCTTTCAAGAACGGGAATATCGTTTTGATGTAGTTGGCGTACTTTTGCAACAGTTCGTTCTCAAATATCTCAAAAGCCTTGTTCAAAGGCTGTGTAATCAAACTGCTCTGCATGACCGCCATCTGACTAACCCCCACCAAGGCATCGCCCTTCTGGAAGCCTTGCCTAGCGTCGTTAATCCCGGAGACCTTGTCAATCTCCATGTCGATGTAGTTAGCCAAGCTCAAGTACAGATTGATGGAATTGGAGATTCCCGTGTCAATCGTTGGAAATGGATTTCCCGCAGGAGGAACACCCTCTTGACCACTGCTCGTAAAGGCAATACCCGCCGTCTTCAAGTAGTACATGACGTCCTGCAATTGCAGATTGTCGGGTTTATACCGCAAGTCATACACAAAACCCTTACGTCCCGCTGAAGACATCTCCTGCTGTACCGTGTACATAATCAGGTCTTTGAACTCCTGCAAGGCAGAAAGTTCCTCAACCTTGGACACCGTCCTGAAGTTGGTGTACTGCGGAGAAATAATTGTATAGCTGTACTCAGCCCTTACCGGATTGTCTACGCTATCCCTTACAATGTTGTTGGCTTCGCCCCATTCCTTCACAATACTAGAACCCACCAAGGTGGCTTTCCTAATTGTTTCAATATTCCTTTCTTCAATCTTGCCACCAGCTTCTTTTTCCTTGTCCGTAAGCTTTACTTTTTCTCCTTTTCCTAGTATTTTCACGTGCTCACTTCCGTATTGGTCTACGGTTACTTTTGCCCGCACCTGGCGAATATCTCTCCACTCCGCGTAGAACACCAAGCACATAAACTGGTTGTTCACCGTGATGTAAGGCAACAAGAAGTTAGTGCCGTTCTGCGAATAGCCGCCCCACAGCCAAGAACCTTGGTCGTAGCGAATGGTGTTGAGCTCTTGAAGCGTTAAGCCATACGTGTCACAGACTTCGGTAACTGGAGCATATCTCCACTCACCAATGAATGCCGATGTGCTGAAGCTATCGTCAAAGACATACGGATCCGCAATGACATACCTCGGGTCAACCCTGCGGATATGCGGCTTTCCGTACCTCAGTTCGTGCTTGCCAATTGCCCTGCCGACAATCAGGATGTCCCTCCAAAAAGCCAACCTCGTCTGCACGTATTTATCCCTCTCCACCTCGTAGCGCAGGATTGAATCCATTGTACGCTCAATAGGCTCTTTGTAGGAAGACTTCATGTACAACTCCAACTCTTCTTCGGAATACGGCACAAACGCCGGTTCTTTCATCTGAATAAGCTCACCGGTTGGGTCAATCTGAGGCATAACCATAGCCATAATCTTCTCAGCCATGATTTGAGCCTTCTTCTTCATCTTCCGTGACACGGCGTCACGGTTCAGCGTCTTGCAACTGACGTCTAGCTTTTGTATCGCTACCTCTCCTTCCAGCAAGTTAATCTTGTTGCGAATTTTGTTGAAGTTAATCCACAAAGCCGGTAGGCTTTTGCCGTTGTAGTCTTTTTGGAGGAAGTCAAACTTTTTGGACAAATCGTAGTCTCCGTTGTAGAAGTTCATGCTTTTGTCCATAGCGGTGTACAGGTTCGGGATGTACCCGTTAGCCACAGTCTGCCCAAGAATGGCTAAGATGGCGTTTTTGTGGTAATCCTCGTCCTTTTTGGAGTCGGGAACCCACATGTTTGGAAATGTGGTCTGTATCGCTGTTGCGCTCATTTACGTTCTAGTTTGCCCGCTTTGTTGGTTACGAAGTCCATACCGACAAAAAGGTTGTCGTCCGTCTTTTTTCTTAACAAACGGCTTTTGGATGCGGTTCGTAAGTTTATCAAAGTTAAGCCCCAAGCGTCTACTCGGTCGTATTTTCTTTTTCGGTTATCGGGATTATAGTTTGCCAAATCTGCCAACAAGTCCCCATAAAAGTACTGCTCGATGTTGTTGGAGATGTCATCGTCCAAGATACCAATCATTTGGTCTTGAATCATTTCGTCCATATACACCCCGTATTCCACGCTAGTGCCTGGTCTGGCTAACTTGCCAATCTTGGGCGGTTTTTTCGCTAAAAACCTCGTCAGTTCCCTGTCTTGGAAGTAAGCAATCATCCTTGCCCGGTTTCTTTCAATCAGCACCGTACACGGGTTTTTCTTGCTGTAATACTCCAAAGCCAAAGCACATTGCTCGTAAGCCTCGTTCATGTCCTTGGGCTTTGCCGTGTACTGAAGAACCGCTCCTTGGCTAGCGGTTTCCTCATCCAAAGACAAACCCTTGGCGATAAAGAACGACAAGTCTGACCCAATGCCCTCTTTTTTAGCGCCATCCGTAGGGTCACATCCCGCTGCGTACAGCACGCCTTCCTCTGGCTCCTCACGCATAATAATGTCCCCATCCTCTTTTGGAATGAACACCACCTTGTCGCCCGACTTGCGGAACAAGCCACGCTTGAGCAGTGGCGGATTCGTGTCCAAGAATCCCATACGGTTGTTGAGCAGTTCCACGTCAAAGGGTGATTCTCCCACCTGAATGAACATCTCTTCAGGTTCCAAGGGGTACTGCACCACGAAGTCGTAGTAACGCTTCATGGACTGCTTTTTCTTATTCTCACGCTCGCTAAGGATGTACTTGAGCCCCTCAATTACGTTCTCGTTGCCCATCTCGTTGTCGATCATAAACCCACTCCACCCGGCAGCAAAGTACCTCAGCAGGCCGTAGCTTTCTGCATTGTACCAAAAGTCTTTAAAGTCATCTCCGTTCTCCGCCGCATCCCCTGCCGTACCGGCAAGGATGGGTACACCCTTTCTCGTTACCCCATCGTCAGCCGCTAAAGCTGGTTCCGTATACGACCAGTTCTGCTTCAACTGCCCAGGCAACCACTTGCCGGGCTCTTCGTAAACCACCATGCGCATACCAGCACCTTCAAAGGATGTCGGTTCGGGAGATCTGCCGAAGATGACCGAGTTCAAGCCAACCTTTTTGATGTTGCCGTCTTTGTCCCGAATCTTCTTGGCTAGTTCTAACCTAGATGCTGAGTTCCCCGCCATCGACGTAGCCCTCAGAAACTGCGGTAAGTTGTTGTAACCGGTCTTCAGTACATCGTTCATGAACTTCTTCATGTCCTCTTCGGTCTTGGAGGTAAAACCAATCTCCGAGTAGGGATTGTGGATTGCCGTGCAGTACATAGCATTCGCTAAGCTGTAGGACTTACCCCAACGTCTTCGCCCACCAAGGATGACTCCCTTGCCAGTATTGTCGGCATAAAGGTCAGAACCACCGTACAAGCACGACTCAATCAAGTTAAAGAACTCGGAATTGCAACGCCGAAACTTTGGAGAGATAAGCCCTCCGTTTTTGGACTTCATCTTCCAAAAGTAGGTGTACATGTACATCATCCCACAGATGCCGTTATGTCCAAACCTAGTTCTTCGTATCTGCTCGTTCTCCCACTTGGCCTGCTCGGTCCTGTTGGAGAAACTAGGGATGATCATGCGCTGAGGCTTGTATGTGGACATGTCCAATTGACCAATCTTGTCCAAATAGTACTTAACCCTTTCGTTGACGTCGTAAGCCTGGTTGTACAGGAAGTCAATAAGGCTCTGCTTCATGCGTGGAAATCGTCAATCGCTGACATGCTGCCTACCTCGCTGTCTTGAGGTTGCTCCATGTTCATCTCGTTATTGATGAGAAGCTCGATAGCCTTGCGTTGCTTGGTTAGGTCTATGAGCGAAGCGGAAAGTTTTTTAATCTCATCGGCCTCCAAGTTAGCAGCGTCTTTGAGTCGTTTACGAATCTCCGACAGAGCAGCCTCTAAAGCCTCCAAAGACTCCCTCTCGGAGCCAATGCCTTGCATCTCGTAGTATGCCTGGATGTATTTGTCCATCTTGTCCTTTCGGATGGACGCCACAGAGCCAATGGCTCGCTGGTAGCGTTCGTCAGGACCAAGGTTCTTGTAAGGGGATTTCCAATCCGCATAGAGGGCCACGAACTTAAACTCGTCCGACGTGATGCCCTTAAACTGCGGTAGGATGGAAAGGTGAGGGTTGTCTTCAAAGACATCCTCTTGACTTATCTTGAATAGCATGCACTATTAACCAAGACTCGTTGTCTTGGTTCTAGCCAAAGAACTTAACTGAAACTTGCATAACACCATAAAGAGTGGAGTTGCTAGTTGTACTTGCTTGCCAATTTGAAAAGACAATGCTTGAAGGAGCCTCCGTTGTCCCAATGTTTACTTTTAGATGCTGATTATTGTTTTGAGAACCAGCTCCAGGGGAAAAGTCAGCTTGAAACAAACTAATGTTTCCGGAAGTTAATACTCCGGAAAAGTCCATTGTCCAATAACCACCTGCTCCATCGCCATTAACCGCACCCGCTGAATAAGCAAAGGTAGGAGTAACTCCTATCGTGTTGTAAAGCGTTGTCCCAGTTGGTGTGCCCGTGGTGTTGAAACTCACGCTACCAATCCACTCCTTGTAGCCTTTTTCTCCGGCAAAGGAGTTTGCTACAACCCCGGTCAGCGTAGCTGCCGTGGTGAAGACCACAGGTGCACTAGCAGGCTGACTCATCTCCACCCTTCTAGACGTTGTATCGTCAAAGACCTGCGTGACGTAGTCGTTGTTTACCAAAACCTCTCCAAGAGAAACTACTTGCCCGTTTGCCTTGGTCGGAGAATCAATAGAGGTTAATCCAAAGGTTGACTTAACCGTAGCCAATGTGTTGTCGGCAATGCGGGACTCCCCGTTGGTTAAAACCAACAAGGTCTTCGTAGACTGCGTAGTATACGCATAGACTACTTGGTTTTTGTTTATAGCCCCAGCAGAGTCCGGAGCACCAGCCAATGTCTGGAAGGAGAAATTAAATAGTTGACTCATGTCAGGTTAAGGATTTAGAATCCGGGTACAATTGTTGTAAGTGCCGTAGTAGATGCTAAAACTAAGTTATCGGGGGTATCTAGGTAGATTTCCGAAACAACCCCTGTGACCCCTGCGTCGATAAACCTTCTGTCGTCTGCAATAATTCCCGCAGACTTTAGGTTCTTAAAACTAAAGATGCAACCAGCTGCTCCGCTTGCCGACGCATTAAGTACTCGGTTGTTGCTGATGAATGTCAACGGGAACGCAACACACAGCGTCTTAACGGCGTTGTTGGTGGTAGCCACTGTGCTTAACGCTGTAGGTGTGCTCGTAATAGCGAAATCGTATTTCTTTCCGTTGAATACGTACTCCACGTTGGATGAACCAGCGTCTGTTAAGTAAGCCACAGCAATGTTCTCGATGTTGACAATGAAAGTGCCCGTGGCCGTGGATACACCGCTTACCGGAGCGTCCTGCTTGCCTACACCGCTTACAGAGCTGGTAACCTGCGTGAGCGTCCCTGAAGTACCCGTAAGAGCCGCATAAGACCCGGTAGTAATGGTTGCTACTCTTTCGGCACCAATTTGTTCGTCGTAGAACTCAACGTAGCGGTTAGTTCCGCTACCCGAATAAGCCCACTTGAAATGATCCGATGATATGGCTGTCACCCGAAGGGTGTTGCCCGTCAGAGCGGTACCGTTGTTGTTAATTACTTCTTGAAAACGAATTGCACTTGCCATAGTTTTGTTAGTTCTGCATCATTAACAATATGACTTTGGCTATGGTTCACTCCTCGTCTTCACCAAATACATCGTCAAAGCCGTGGTCAATCTCAATAATTGCACCAAGCATCGTAAGCAACTTATCGCAGAAGTCCTCGTCCTCCCAATCAATCATCCCCCAGTAGCATACCGATGAGCAGTCCATGCTCTCCGTCTCAAAAGTCTTGGTCTCATCATCGTAATCTATAATCTGAGCAAATTGGACAATGCTGTACCGGTCGTCGTTATGCGGTACCACTTTGTGCGTAGCACTCTCCCAATACCCAGGACCATCAGACTCCTCGTCCAACCAAGACCGCTTCTTGAACTCAAAGCCGTAACTCGTTAGAACATCCTTTTCCTTACTCATTGTCCAGTATCCTCCTTTTGTAGTTGCTTGACTCTACCAGAGAAGCATAAAGCCTCTCAAACTCCGGTAGACCCGTATGCACCATCTCTTTGTACAAGTCAAAGTCCATGTTCTTGATGTACATGGCATGCTCCTGCAAGACCGGTAAAAACCCAATATCGGGGTTGATTGCCAACCTTTGGTGGTAATCCTCCATCAACTCCACAATAACGCCAGGATGACGGTTCAATAAGTAATTCTGCATGATACCCCAATAACAAGACAACCCTAAGTTAGTTTCCCAATTTGACTATCCAAATACAAAAACTTGCCTCTATCCCCCACAAAAGCCATCTTGTGGTTGATTAGGTAGTCTTTCCCAGCCTTCACAAGCAATCCCTCTCTTACCAATGCGTTTACCGCCTTGTGGTAAGCAGACCTATCTGGAGGCCTGGAGAAGGATATCTCATGCCAGTCCCTGTACCCCTGAAAGCTCAATGCAACCTCCCTGACGCCACTTTTTAGCCTTGAGAACACATACATAGCCAAAACCAATTCGGATGGCTTAAAACGGCTTAAAACGTCTATACCCGGCAAAAACAGCTTGACGAACTTTCCTCTGTCCCAAACCGACTTGCCAATAACGCTTATTCGCTCATCTGCAAAAAATAACTCCCCTGTATCCGGATCTACCAAATCCCTCTTCCTAGAATACCTTGCCATGTTACAAACATAACCATTTTTGCTAAAATTGTTTCCATTTGTGGTGAATTTTTACCACATTTGTGGTGAATTTCGCCATATTGTCACTTTTTGAAGGGGTAAAAACGCTGTTTTTGATAGCGTAGAGGCACTATTTGGGAGTACCCTGTTTTTCCTTCTATATAAATATATAGATATGCAACATGGATATCGTCAAATAGTCAATATCGTCATATCGTCATATCGTCAAATAGTCAAATAGTCAAATTGACAAGGGGTATAAGTGCAATATATGATCTATTAGCCTGGGAGGTAACCCATATTGCGCTCAATTTTTACTTAAAGTGACTTATAGCACCCATTAATTCGGGATATTCCCGAATTGGTGACCAAAATGTGACAAGTTTGTTTTATAGTAAACTAGTCAGCCTAAAGCTGACGGTGGTACTACAAAATGGAAATTTAGGTACAATAAGCGTAAATTTTGGCATACCCCCCCACCCTCCGGCTCGATCCGGTCGTTCGGAAAAGCACCCCCCAGGGTGCGTTCGGTCAGTAAACAATCCATTAGCCGTCTAACTATTGTTATATAACACATTGTAAACAATAGGGTTAGTGTGTCTGTTGTTATGTACAAAGGGACGAGCATACCTAAATCGTTTTGTTCGTGTTGTGTTGGTAACACAAAACAAACAAACCAGGATTAGGGAATGTGTTCAGTGTTGGTAACACTAAACACAAAAATGAATTGGTCTTGTGTTGTAACAAATTGCA